TATTTGACGAAAATGACAATGACAAGACTGCAACATGCACACTATATTTTCACACTGAAGGAGGCGCTAAATTGTCTGTCGCAAAGGTGTTAGGTATTATGGTGCATAATGTTGGCGAAGAGAAAAAAGAGGCTGTGCGTGAGCTTGGCAAAAAACTGTTTGCTAGCGTTGATGACCCCACTAAGGCACGTGATGTTGCAGCTAAGCTAATGAGCGATAAAATGATCGGCAAAAAGGCTTATCTTGTTGCTGAGCCAAACGGTAAATACAAGACAACTAGCTATGGTGATATTTGGCACTACCCAGCAGAACCGCAAGGTGAACCTCAAGACGAGGCACAGGCAGCAGCTAAAGCCGTCAATGGCGCTGTAGTTGAAGACGATAATATCCCAGACTTTGAGGACCTATAAAATGGCAACCGTTAAGCGAGTACGCCGTAAAGAGGCCGGATTTGTTGGGGTGAACCTTGCCAAAGATGGTGATATGACTTTGTTCAACCGTCTTGAGCAGGAAGTTAAGGCAACGACAATGAACAAAAGTTTGATCATCCGGCTAGCGTTACTTGAGTATTTTGAAAAACGCGATAGTAAATAAACATTAACAATTTGGCTAGTCTACCTTATCCGGGGTTTGGTGCCCACCCCCTGACCCCGGTTAAGGCTAGCCAAGTTGTTCTATAAAGAGGGTAATATGGCTAAAAAAATTTGCAAAATTTGCAATTCTAATGAGCACACAACAGCGAAATGTCCAAGTAAATAGCGCTTACATAATCGGGCTGTATACCATATATAGCGTGGTGCAAAACCGTAAGCGTGGGGGTAAAATAGAGGGTACACATGACACAAAACGAAGAAACAACTGAGATAGTTTTATCTACTACTGAAGAGAAAATGTCGCTAAAACAGAGACAAGCGCGCGCTGTTAGCAGCAAATATCGCATTGTGCGTTTTAGGGGAGCAGTCTTATATCGTGCTGATGCTGGCTGGGAGCCACTATCATCTGATGAATTTGCAAGAATTTGTTATAAAGTTCACGGCGCCGGAATACGCCAGACGCAAATAAAAGACCTACAACACCTGTTCTTCACTAGCTCTGATGATCTAACTAAATTTGCACACTATATCGCAATGCCTGACGGCCGTGTATGGGATATGAAAAAACTTGAGTTTACTCGTGATATATCCCACGAAGACTGTGTTTATACAACTGCAGTTAATCCCGGTGATGGCAATTCACACCGAAAATGGCTTGAACAAGTAACGCTTGGTGACAAGGGCTTGGCAGATGATATTATTAAGGCTTTAGCGCCGGTATTCATGCACAAAAAGCCGTTTGGCGTCTTTTGGTTCCTGGGTAATGGTGCTAATGGTAAATCAACCACGCTCAAAGCGCTATATGCTATTTTTGGATCAGAGGCACCGTATACACATAACCGGTGGTTCAGCCAACTTACTGTCAAGCAAATAGAAGACGAGCGCGACACGCCTATGGTCAATGGTAAGCTTGGTAACGTTTGTCTTGAAAGTAATGATGGACACATTAAAGACACTGGTGGTTATAAAAATCTAGCTGAGCATAGCACTTTTAATGTGCATAAATTTAATAGCCAGGATGGAGTGCAAATTGACGGAAATGTACACATCATATTTAATGCTAACAATATCCCAACTTTTGCAGATAAGACCCAAGGTGTAAGACGCCGAACATTCACCATACCTTTTAAGGCATCATTCCCACAAGACAATACTTTTGATGAAAAACTATTTGGTAATGAAAACTTTTTACCAGATTTATTGGGCGAAATATTGAAAACTACTAAAAAATTAGCAAAAAATGGCTATGATTATAAGTTCAGCGACAAGACATTATTAGCCAAACAAGATTATGACGAAGAGGTTAATACTGCTGAGACATACTTTGAAGAGCTTGTGCAGACTGAAATATGGGGATTCACCAACTTCACGGACCTTACGCGAGATTATCAAAAATGGTGTGATGAACGTAGCTATACTGCACTTGGCAAGAAGTCAATTGCTCACGCCGCAAAGGTGGTTGGGTACGAACGCAAGTCATTTAAGCGTGATGGCAAGCTAACAACTAGATATGTTTGTAATGATCACGATCCTGAAGATTTGCTTGAGTTAACACAACGATGGGGCATGTTCCAAAAAGCAGACAGTAAAATTGAGCTGGACGTAGCAGAAAACACGGTTGACAATACTTACGACAAACTGCTTAAGTTACTATAATGGCAAGCCTGAAAACAAGATTTGAAGAAATAATACACATGACTTGGGGCGAGTTCATAGAGCTTGAGCAAGACAAGTCTTCTACTGTTGATGATGTTGTTTTGTGTGCGTTGGTGCGTACTTGCGCCGATACTGACGATATATCTGCTATTAAGCTAGCCTTTGACCGTGTTGATGGTCTACTTGAAACTCTTATTGAAATAAAAGTGCCCAAGTTTTATGTACGTTATGTCAATGCAAAAGAAATTGAACCCGGAGCGAAGCAAATAGAGGCCCCAGGAACGGCTAAAAAAGAAGAAGACGTTAGTTATGACCCGGCAACTGCAAAACTGCGTGAAACACTGAAGGAAATGCGTAAAATGCCCCGTGATGTGATCCGGGTAGTACGTCTTTATAAAAAACGCATTGAAAAAGGCGAAAAAGTTGAGCACGACCCAAAGGTTAAATCTGTCATCGTGGCAAATTTATTGAAAAATGTGCAAAAGGGTAGGTTTAAGGCCGTTGAATTGGTTTTTGACCAAATTGATGGCAAATTACCGAAAGCTATTAACCTTCTTGGTGGTAGTGATGTTTATGTTGATGATTATAGTGTGTTGGTTGCCCCAGCACATGCACAGCTTGGTGAGGATGGCGTATATTATGCCGAAAATCAAATAATGACTACTGCCTGGTTGCGTGGTTTTGCTAACAGCCAGAAGGGGTTAGAAATACTAGCGGAGGGGTTAGAAGATGAGCAGGGAGAGTAATTTACAGTCTGATATTCGTAAATTTTTAAAAAGCAAGGGTTGTTATGTGATCGTGGTAAAGCCACAACCTGGCATACCAGATGGGTGCCCAGACATTATTTTTATGCTAGAGGGCTTTTGGGGGGCTATTGAAGTAAAGGCTGCCCCATCTTCAAAATACCAACCACTACAACTAGAAACGCTGGAAAAATTTAACGCTTGGTCTTGGGCAAGGCGTGTTGATCCCAGTAGTTGGCTAAGCATAAAAGCTGAGCTGGAGGTTATGCTATGAGGAAAACCCCAGAAGAGGCCCAAAAAGTAGAACGCTGTAAAACTGGAAAGAAAAAATCAACTCATGCACAGGCGAAAAAAGAGGCAAAATTTTTGAAATATCATAAAAAATACCCAGACATGGTACCACAGGCATACAAGTGTAAGACTTGTGGCTGGTGGCACGTAGGTAACGCCGTATGATCATATACCACGATGTTGAGCAAGGTACGCCAAAATGGTTTAAATTGCGCGAGGGGCTTTGGACCGGTTCAGTAGCAATTAGACTATTACAAGGCAAGACCTTTATAGAACAGAAAATTACTGACTTTGTGCATCGGCGTGGCCATTCGCTTGAAATAGTCGCTATTCGTGAATATGAGCGTGCGTATCACACTAAAGTAAAACGACCTGGGTTTGTCACCAATACTGTATATACCAATGCTGGATATAGCCCAGACGGTATAGATGGTGCTTGGCTGCTAGAGTGTAAGGCCTTTGAAGGCAAAAAACACGAAGACATGGTTGCTGAAAAAATCCCCTTGGTGGTATTAGTGCAAATTTACTTCGGTATGATTATAACCGGCAAACGAAAAGCGCGGCTGCTTGCGTTCAACCCTGAATACGAACAACAGCTAACAGTTGTTGAAATATTTTACGATAAATTAATAGGCAACAATATTCGTAAAAAATTACGCCTAGATATGAAAAACCGCCGTACTAACAAGTAGCTCGGCGGCGATATTTCTTGAATATCTGTGCACTTGGCAGCTCTTCAAAATACATTTTGTAGGCCTCAAGTGTGTTTGATTTACTAATACAATATTCCTTGCTTAGTACCTATATTTTACCACACATTGACATTCTACCCCTGTTATGATAAGATGTGCTTACTGACCGCTCCCACCAAAGATCAGCGTTCCAAATTGCAAATCTCTTTGGGCGCGGTCTTTTTTTATTTAAAGCAAAAAACCCCTTTACGTGGGGCTTTTTACTAAGCGAGTGTATGCCTGATATTTAACTTAATCTTTGTTTTCATAACGCTATTATAGCGTTGAGACTTATGTGTTGAGGTGGAGTTTGGGAGGTTTTTAACTGATTAAGGTGCGACACTCACTTTATTATAGACATAAGCGTGATACTTTTGCTATACTAATGGCCGTGAGATGTAGTTCACAGAGGTGTGAACAAAAAAACGAGCGCTGTGCGAGGGCGCTCGTTTTGATTTATAGCGTGTGTGTTTTAATTATCGCCTTTGGCTCCGCCACCGGCTTTTGCTGCAATAGCTGTTATACCAACAGCCCCTAGTGCAAGGTATAAGCCTTGTGCAACAGTTATATCGGCAATGCCAAGCGGCACATCTAATACGGCCACTAACACGCCAACCACTAGGGCAATTAAAATTGTGACAAAACCTGTCACTTGCGGCAAGGCCATTTTGACCATTTGCGTCACCGCGATTATCAATAAAGGGATTAATATTGCTGCATCTACTACCATGATTTTACTCCTTACCTGTTATTTTACGCCATAATGAACGAAGCCAGCCAGTGACCTCTTGATCAGTTTTAGCGTCTTCTGCAATTTTAGCGTCAAGATCGGCTTGGGCTTTCGCCGCCTTCTCTTCAGCTAACTTCAATTGATCAGTAACAGCTTTTAGCTGTTCGGCTGTAGGCCGGTCATCAAGCTCATCAATAAGCTTACGTGCTGCCGCTAAATCAGCTTGGGCCGTTTTTAGCGCTGCCTGTAGGCTATAAATCTGTTGATCCCAACGGTCATTAACTGCATTTTTGCCAACTTCTTGCCAGTGTGTAGCTTGGTCTGCCTCTGGGTTGTCGCTGATTCGTTCAATAGCGGTAAGGTCGCTTACCCCTACAATATTTTTTCTAAATTCTTCACGGGTCATGTTGCGACCCCTGACCTGATACATAAGCTTGTTGTATCGGCCAAAATAATTGTCTAAATCTGGTATAGGCATTTCATCTGCTCCTTGTTCTATATAAGTTTTAATTCTATAAACGTGAGGGTTTTTGCCAACGCGCCAGCTCTCACCTTCACTACCGATACGAGCTGAATACACATATGCACCATCAACAAGACGGCGAGTAGTGCCCGGCATGTTCACATTCTCTTCAAATACGCGTCCACCACTAAGCTGTAGTGCTATGTGGCCGTATGTTCCATATTCATAACAAATAAAGTCACCGCGTCTGCGCTGATCCCAGGGCACTTCTACTGCGTGCCCTTGGCGTACTAAAGTCTGACCTACATATCGCGCATCACCACGAGCAGAAAAAGGGCTTGGCACCTCTGTCATTTCTGCCAAAAACCACTTGTTCAACGTAACGCATTGCCCAGTCAAATTGCCATCAACAGGGGTTTGGTTGTGTGCAGGAAAAAATATACCAACACGAGCAGCCGCATAATCGTCTGCATTAGGCGCTATGCGTGGCATCTTCTACCTCTGGCTCAATAGCTGGGGCTGGCCTATTTTGTTTGCTTTTACGCTTTGGTAAACCTAACATAATTTGATTATAACATTATTGCCTAGCATTAACAGTTTCGTGCTCAACCGTCTGTTGTTTGACATTTTGAACGTCCACGTTCTGGATGGCGCTAAGTACCTGTTCCGTATTAGATTTGCTAATGCGCTCAAACTCCTGGGGTATGTTTTCTAACGCCTTTAGGCTCTTTGCAATATCTTGCAGCGGTAACTCTTTATAAACAGCGATCTGCCCTTGTAACGCAGCAATAGCCTTGCCATCTTCAATTTGTTTTTTAAGCCGTTCTTTACTCTCAAATTCCATAGTTTCAATGCGTTTTTCAAGGGCCGCAATGACTTTTGACTGTTCTTCAATAGTTTGCTTTGGCAAGCGTGATTTTATGTACAGGAACGCCAATAAGGCGCCTACAATAATTTCTACCGAAAAGATGAGTGCTTGCAGTTCCACCGTTCTTACCGTTAACTTTCTTTCACCTTGACGTACATTTTGCTTAGATCTTCTTCAGCAACGCCAAACGATTTACCGTTTTTATCTGTGAGCACATAATTAGGCGGCGTTACCACTATTGTAGTATCGCCAAATTCAACTGTCGTTGGCTCTGTGACCTGAACACCTGTATAAACCGGTAGCTCAAAGTCATCCCCCATAGCCTCTTTTATGGTAAGATCGCTTTTATCGTAAAAAGTTGCCATATATTCCCCCTAAAACTTTATTATCTTATTTGTTACTAGGGTAGGCTGTACGTTGTTATGCGAACCGCCACCGAACCCAAGGCTAGTGCTATACGATCCGACAGATCCACCACCACCGGCGTTTGATGTACCACCATCACGGTAACCAGAGTTACCTTGTGTACTAGTGTATATACCGCTAACCGTAGCAACGTTTGTGTTGCTTGCCGTACTGTGCATAACAATACTACCAGTAGCGTTAGCTTGTTCAGCGGTGGTAAGTGTGTGAGACTCAGCGCCACCAGATGCACCGGTTTGGCCATATGTGCCTTGTGTTTTTTGTAGTGTGAGGCGAGAAGCAGCCGTTCCGCCCATCGCATCAGATCCAGCGATTACGCGTCCACGAGCATCAGGCACGTTAAAGGTTGTTGACCCATCACCTAACCCATGAGGGCAAGCCCTTAAGGTATGGGTGCCGCTTTGTGTTCCAGTTGTGGTTATTTTAGTACCAGCGATAGCATTTGCACGAGTGGTACAAAGCGTGAAGGTGTTAGCGTCTGTTTTATTTACATAATAAAGAGTGTTTGCTGATAAGCCTGTTGGTAATGCGCCAGTAGTCGTAAGATACACTTGATCACCAGTTACGAGTCCATGATTATTAAGAGTAATTACACCGGGAGCAGCAATAGTTATCGTGAATGTGCCGATAGCAGGGTTCAGGACACTAAATAATGATGCGTAAGTTGTTCGTGATATGGCTTGTCCATAGCACATCAAAAAGCCGAATGGTGCTGTCATACCGGCATAGTCAAGCATTGACCCGACAGGAACCAGAGTATTGAGCGCATATCCACCAGTTATAGGTGCGTCAACTTTTAATTTTCCGTCATCATCATGAGAGACTGCCATTGTGTCTGCAACATTATCACCCCACTGAGTAGTTGGCTTAATTATTATAATGTCACCAACAGCACTACCGGCATCAGTATAGCCGGGCGCGATAGTATCAATTTCAAGGTTTGCCCCATCAACATGACCAATAAAATCAACTGCGGTTGCCTCTGATATAACAGTAATGGTTTCACTAGTTACAGGGTCAACAAAGGTATGGGGTGTGCCCATAGATGCACAAAAAGTATCATTAATTCCTTGCACCGTGTCTACAATAAGGGTTGTCGCTAGAGGTGAGCGAACAGTTTGCACAGTTGCGACACTAGCGTTGCCGGAACCGTCACTTGATCTAATTAGTTGTATAGATGCCATAGTTTAATGATACAACAAAAAAGGGGCTTTTTATAGCCCCTCTTATGCTTTTAATCGCTAGATTAAGAGTTGGTTCGTTCAAGGGTAGCAATAGCCTTGTTCTTCAAGCCGAAGATAAAGATATCACCACGAGCACGAAGTTGTAGCTCAGAGCCACCATGACCCGGTACATCCTTGATGAGCTTCATGCCACTACCAGTAGCAGGGTCCATCTTAGGAGTTACACGGATGACGGCACGCTTGTCAACAACAACTGCGTCAATGTACGTTGCTGGGAAGTAACTGTCATCAGTTTCAACAACCATAACGCCATCAACAGGACCTAGAACACCATTTTTACCAGCTTCATAACCAAGGTTAGAGCCATCAAAGCTTGTTACCAAGGCCTTAAAGCTATCAGCGGTAGCAAATGGGATCCAAGCAACCATGTTGTTCGGACGGCCACCATTTTTCTTAACCTTAGAAACAGTGTTAAAGAACTTAAGTTTAATGCTGTCAGTTGAGCTGTTCCAGGTAACTTTGTTTGCAGCCGGACGAGCAGCAACGATTTTTGTTAGAGCGTAAGCATCAAAGTCAGGGATAAATTTCTCATAAACCCATGATCGTGCAAATTTGCTGGCAATTGACGCAATAGGAGTGTCCTGCTCCAATGTGTCCTGGATGCGAAGGAATTTGTACTTGTTGTAAGCAAGTGTCATGTCCTGGTTACCAGTTTCAGCCAAGGTTACAGTTTGTGAAGTGGCAGTTTCGTCATAACTACCAAGAGAACTACCAGAAATATCGTAGTTCAAAAGACGAACAGTTTGTGCGGAAGTCCAGTCAACGCCGTTAGCGTTCAAATGACGAGCAACATAAGATTCTACCTCAAGTGGCTTGTCAAGAATTGAACTGGTTTTATTTCCATAAGAAGAAGCCATAAAAGCAATCCCTTTCAATTCAAATTAATATAATGTGCCGTCTTCTGTTATCATAAGAATACCACAAGGGTTATCACACAAGCAAATAATATGCAAATACCAGCACACCGTTTACCTCTACGAGACTACCAGCAAGAAATTGTTGAAGAGCTTAATAAGCCGGATCTGAGGCAAGCTGTACTTGTCATAGCAAGACGTGGCGCCAAGACATATACGGTTTTTGTTGAGCATATTGTACCGCAGATGGTTAAAGAGGTTATGAATGTTGTGATCGTATACCCAACACTAGCACAGGGGTTTAAAAACTTTTGGAACAATATTGAAAATGATGGTTTTAAAACTTTGAACCATTTTCCGAAAAGCTTAATATTAAGGCAAGGTAACACCGAAGATGACATGCGCCTTACCCTAATAAATGGTTCTACACTTATGGTTCTTGGTGCTCAAAATGCTGAAGCTTTGCGTGGTGCTAACGCTAAAATCTATTTTTTTGACGAATTTGTTGATCTGCCTAGTGGCGTTTTGGGCGTAGTAAGGCCTATCACGAACCGAAACGGCGGTAAAATTATCATCGCTAGTACACCTAAACAAGACGGTATATCTGGCGGCACGTTTAAAAAACTGCATGAGGCAGCGAAAAAACGAGAAAATCAATATACCTGCTATGTTCCTGGTGATCGGTTCATGACACCTGAAGAAATGGAAGTATTACGCCAAGATTATATTGACGAATACGGCAATGACTTCTTATATAATCAAGAAATATTGCTTGACTGGGGGCAGTCTTCAACAGCTAGCTACTATGGTGAGATAATGGGGGCAAAAGACAAAGATGGAACTATTGGTTTATGGCCGTATAACCCTGCATACCCTGTGTTTACTGCCTGGGATCTTGGCCGGTCTGATTCTATGGTTGTTGGGTTTTTTCAATATTTTAAAGGTAAACCACGCATTATAGACATTCTTGACGTTAATGGTCTTGGCTTAAATGTTATAGCGCAAGCGCTTAAAGAAAAACCCTATATATATGCTTGGCACTTTTTACCGCATGATGGTACTGTGGCAAGCCTTAATGATAATGTGCGACGTATAGATTATTTACAAAAGCTAGGTATAACTAACATATCAACACTAAAACGTGAAGGCGTAACTATCGGTATTGGTTATGTTGAAGACTGGTTGCCGAAGATATTAATAAATGCTAGTACAACCGGTGATTTTAGCCGTAAAGTTCGTATTTATCGCAAAAAATTCAACCCAAATACAGGGGATTATATTGGGCCGGACCATAAAAGCCAGAGTCACGTTGCCGATATGCTGCGTTATCTATGTACTGCGCTACAGTATTATTTCAACGAAAAGGGGGAGTTTATACTCTCCCCCGACAATACCCAGTCAGAATATGAATCTGATCTAGTAAGTGTTCCGTTTATTTCTTTAGCTTAGCTGTAGCTTTGTCGCTGGTGACAGTCTCTTCGCTAGGCTCAAGGTCCTCATCATCAACAGTTTCAGGTATATCATCTGGTTGCTGAACAGCAACTTTTGGCTGCTCATTCTTGCCGGATATATCTTGCAAATACTGTTCTTCAAATGGCGCAGAGTCTTCTTCAATTCGTTCCTGGTAGGCACGTACCTGGTCACCATAAATAGTGTATAGAATTTGTGGCGTAGTTACTTTTTGGCCACCGTTACGGCTTGTAAGACGTTCCATTTTTACTTCATCGCGCCTAAAAGTACGAACTTTTTTAACCCATTCTGGGGCTAATCGCCAGCCAAAATCTTGATCACGTGAGGCATTTATCCCCATATCTGAGCTATTTATAAATGCTTGTATCTGGGCTTCTGTTTTAGCCCACATTGTTTCACCGCTCTTAACGTTAAAAAATGGCACGCCTTGTGGTTCTTGTTTTTCCATTTCTATGCTCCTTTAGCTAATTCTTTAGTTACTTGTTGTGCAAAATCATTTGGATCATCAACGGGTGATATTCCACCGTCACCGCCTTCATCTAACCTATCATCAGCTCCGGGCTGTACAGGAGGTGTTTGGGGCGCAGTTGGCGCGGTTGCAGACTGTTTCTGTGAATGTTCGTAAGCCATACGATATGGTTCAAGCATCGTGTCATAAAATTCAAGCATATCAGGGGCAGATAAAATAACCCCTTTAGCTTCGTCAGCTTTTACTAGTTTTTTATATTGTTCCCATACTTTGCCCTGTAATGCTGGGTAAGCTTTAAATAACGGATCATACCGTTCAAGTACGGTGATACCATCTTGTTTAAATTTAAGTGTTGTCTCAGCAATTGACCTAGCATCACTTTTAATTTTTGCGATTTCTTGGTCAAGTTTAAACTGTTCGTTCATAAGCCATTGAGCAGCTTCTTCAGTAGTCATTTGACCATTGGTAGCATCAACAACATCTTGTGGTGTTTTAAGCTGTTTGCCGGTGTTTTGATCAACTAGCACGTTTGATAAGCCGTCAGGATAATAGGCTTCCATGACATCCTGCACCGCATTATCAAGCGCCTGGCTGGATGTACGCTCTTCAGTTCGTATATCTCTAATAATATTGCGTATAGAGTCTTCCGTTAAAGGCTTTGGCTCTTCTTGCGCTGGCGGCGTTTCTGGAGGCGTAGCCGGTTTAGGCTGGCCTTCCTCTTTTTTCTCATCCTTTGCTGGATCGGCAGCCTCATCTTTGGGCGCCTCATCGGCTGGCTTGTCATCTTTTTTCGGTTCCTTTGGCTCGGTATCATCCTTGCCGCCATCCTCTTGAACTGGGTCATCCTTTGGTGGATCACTTGGCGGTGTTACTGGGGGTGTACCTTCTTCACCAAAACCCTCAAATGCTTTGTCAAAGTCTTCGTCTATATCTGGCATTACGCTAACTCCTTTAATTTATTATCTACTGTTGATTTAATGTCTCGCAAGTGTTTAACGACTAGCTTACAGACAGCTATTTGCTGCGTAGGAGTCATTTTAGCTTGCTCGGTTAGATCAATCACGTCAAGAGAGTTATGTTCATCAATTGCCTCAGTAAGATATTGCTGAACTTCTTTAAGCACACCCTTATACTCCTGGTCAGGATCATCGGGTTGTTTTTCTGGGTCAGGAGTAGCGAACTCGCTAACCTCGTATGGTATGTCTTCTGTATGTGCCATAACTGCTTATAGTTTTACATTACTGCACCGGCGGTGTCAAATTAGGCTGGGGCATAACAGGGGTTTCAGGGATGTTATTAAGCGCAGTTGATAGCTCTGGCGCAGTCTCATCAAGTAGTTTGTCTTCAACAATTTTCTTTTTAGCGACTGCTTCAGGGTCGTTAGGATCGGTAGTTTGGCTCATCACCGTGACTGCATCTTGCAAGTCACCGCGCTTTTCGTTGGTCCAGTCTTCTTTACTCATCGTTGTATCTACGGTAACATCAATTTCTTGGATGTATTCATAAAGTTGGTTCCAGTTAACCTTAAGCGCATTAGGGTTCTTTTCATCAGGGAAAGCGTCTGGCTTGATGCGTAAGACATCTTCACGAGTCGCATCATCAACGTATATAACGCCCTCACCATCTTGTTCCGATAAATAAAGATCTAGCCCAGAGATAATATATTGCGCTAAAAACTCTTGGATAATATTGGTGATTTGCTGGATAGCATCATCAATGCCCATTTTTTGGGCTTGTGCACCAACGCCTGTTTTTGAGTCACCAATTGCACCAAGCGCCTGGCCTGGGTTCATACCCATCATAGTTTGTATCTGCTTTTCAATTGAAGCACTAATAGTTGGGTATTGTTGGCTTGTAGCTGTATCTAGTGTTAGTAACGTGACTTTTGCATTAGGATCGGTTGAAGTAATAACGCCACCACTCTTAAGGTTCGTAGCGCCGGTAAACAGACCGGTTTTAACCATAGTTGGCTTGCTGTTATAAAGCCATGTTGTGGCTACGTTCTGGCGTAATGCCATCAAGAAGTTTTGATTAGGCGATGCTAGGCGTACACGGCTGTCACCAAATGGCGATAGCTCAGCAGGGTCAATAACAAGCATTAGTACCCTTGGGAACCCAAACTTAGAACGATTTGGAACTGTCCTTATAATCTGGTTGATGCTTGGGCTAAATGTTTCAGTTGGGATAGACGTATCGTAATAATATCTTGTGATAATGTCATAAGTCTCAGCATTAGCCTCAATTTTGCTCTGTTCCATCGGAGTTACATACTCTGCATAGTCAGACGATCCATTGCTGTCTGGGCCTGTTTCAATAAGTGCTTTAAGCGCTGGCAAGTTATATGTGCTTTTACCGGCTGGCTTTTTGCTCTCGCGATCATAAATACCCTGTAATTTAAGGGGGGTCATCTTGGTTCTAATATAGAAGTATGGGCTGTGGCTACCCTCTTGGGTGCCTGGTTCAATAGCAAAGTCATTAAAGTGAATAAGCCTAGGCACTACCCCATATTTGCCGTATAGCTTAGTAGCGCTCACCTGGAACACGTTGAAGCCACGAGACAAAGAACCGCGCCCACCAAGTTGCAAGGTGTTCACAAAGCCTTTGCCAAAGGTTGTTGGGTTAAGTAGCACTTTTTCAACACGGTTACGACATATAATAGCCTCTACTGTGCTTTTTGATCCATTGATAGATATTGACACAAGCGGCATCTTTTTTACCGCTGTACGCATAATCTGGCGCACAATACCGGCAATAGTTGTGTCACCAATATTTGGGTTCTTGCCAGAAGCGCCGTCATATTGAGCATTTGCTATCGTGTCTAGCCTTTTAAAGTCTTTGATAGCAGTATCAACAAACTGCTTACCACGCTGCCATTCACCAAGGTATTGGGTAACCTTTTGATCGGGAGTAATTTTTTCTTTAGATTCTTTAGCCATAATACTTATACTATATCACCTATTACGCCTATATTGACACCTTCAAAATTGCCCATAACTAGGTCAAATGATGTGTTACTTAGGTCACTTGATACTTTAATTTTTGCCTCATTAATAACTGGATTTGGCAACTTTATACGACAACGCTTAACAATTTTAAGGCTGTTATTCTGCTCACTAGAGGTAGGGATAGGGGTTGACCAGTTAACCATACGGTTATTAAACGACTGCCATAATAGTCTTGGGTTACTCCAACCGGCCAATAAATTACGGCCATGAGATCCATTTGTAAATGTTTTACTCTTGGTTTTTGGACGGCCTTTTTTATCATAATAGGTAACTTGGACCGTTATTGTGCCTATAAATTCAGCAACATACACCACTATTTGTGTAGTCGCAAAATATACGTTCCTGCCCTGGCTAAACGCCTTTAGGTTTGTCTCAACCTCAACAGGGTATGGGCTAGATGTGCCATCAGAGTTTTCATCTTCGGCAACATATGTATCTTGAAGTTTATAAAACTCGTTACCTTGGCGGATATACAAGAAGCTATCTTTGTTTGGCGGTGATATTGAACCTATCCAGTCAACTGCTATATCCCATATATACCACTTAGGCTTATCTCTGTTGGTCATATCACGAACTGCAATTTGATTATTGTAGTTATAGCCGCGCGATGGGATAGCAAAACAAACAAGGTTGTTCCATGCAGCGCCAACAATTTTATCAAAATTCGCGTTTTTTATAGTCGCATAAGTCTTTTTAATTGGGTCGCTAACAATGGCCGGTTGCAAAACGTTTTGCAATGACTGTTCAGTTTTAATTGAGGTGATACCGTCAGATGATGGGAATAAAAGCTCACCAAGGTATGGAACTACACCATACTTAGCGTATACAGCAGATGCGCCAGCATTGAGGTCATCAGCGCCCCAGTAAGTGATGGTTGCGTTACCGTATGATAGTGTTTTTTGGCTAATAATTTGTTGCTTTGACACGCCTTCTGTACCACTGAATAAGGCAAGCAAATTCGGTATACCTTGGTTATTTCGGAAGCCGACAACAGAGGTAGGATAGTAGTTTGTTCCTTTAAGTAGCGGCAGTCTTTGAGCGCCATTATTTGAGCCAAAAGATACACCGGTATCTGTTAAACCGCCAAAATACAAATCATAAGGGTTATCTGGATCACCATACATAACTGGTATATTGCCAGCCATTACGCCAGAAGTTGGCTTAATACCTCTTGTAGAGTTTGAATCTGGAGCAGTATTATAAGAGATATCAAATGGTACTGATCCATTATCAACAAAAGTGGTCGTGGCTATAGGTATATTTGACTGAAGCATAGCTAAATCGCTAGGCACAGGAGTAGTGCCCTGTAATGCTATAGCGGCGTACAAATTCCAACTTGTCGCACCGGAAGGAGCTGTGTTATTGCGTGTAATGGTCAGATACTCTGTACCATCATCCTTCCATGTTGAACGGCTTTTTGAAACAGCTTGTGTAAGTATAGGGCTAGTAGCAGTCTCGCCACCACCGTCAGAGTTCCAGGTTATGCCATAGTAAACACGATAAGAGCCGGAGCCTGTTATACCGGTTGCAGCGGCGGTAGGGGCACTAGTAGGATCTGCGACAAAAGTAAATTGAGTCATCGCAAGAGTTGATAAATCAATATACCTTAATTCGTCAACGCCATTCATGCAGAATAACAAGTTGTTAACGCGCATAAACGTAGTTATCACACCAGCAGTAGTTGTTATTGCGTTAGATCCACCGCAGTCAGTCCAGGCAGTATCATTATCTTGGATATATTTAACCTTGCCGTCATCAGCAATAAAATAATAAATTTCACCGTTATAATAAACGGTTGACACCTCACTGTTAAAACCAACTGAATTTGGCAGCCATTTCTTTTTACTAAGCCTTTTTGTGACGTTATTAGCTGAATTAATACGAACATTCCGACCATAGCTAATAGCGTCTGGCGGTATATTGTAGTCACCACGCTCATCTAGGCCACTAGAAAAAGAGATAATATCACTTGAAGATATTGTAGCGCCTTTTACTTTAACTGGGTCTGAAATAGCCATTACCAGATACCGCCAATGTTACTGTAGTCTTCGCCTCGCATATCATCAATCTCGTTAGAGGCATTATTAATATTCAACGCTTTATTAAGTTCATTTGAATATTTTTGTGCAAATGATGGGCTTAAACTAACCTTTGTAACATCGGACAGTGTGACGTTTTTTGAAACGCCCAATGTAGCAATTTGCTTGCTATATATCCATGATAGTACCGTATCATCAGTACGAGTCAGTCTAGGGAATTTAAACACAACATCAAGCACCATAGTTGCCCCCACTTCTTCAGATCGTGGGGCACGAGATAATACTATTTTGCCGCCGCCGCCATTACCACCTTCAACAAAAGTTGCCCTATCTGGTCGCAAAAAGTCATCATCAACCTGTCTTTGGTTAGGGTCAACCATCTTAAACTTAGCTATAACGGTGCCATCAACTATAAATTTTAAATATTTATTTTCATCAAATATAGGAGTTCTATAAGTATCAGGGAGGTCAAAAGAATAAGTAGTGGTATCAGCAATAACACCCAGTTCATAATCATTATCGCGCGCTTTATTCCAATAGGCTTCGGCCTCATATTCATCAAGCCACATATTAAATGCCCGAATGTAATTATTCTGAAAAATCGTTAGATCATCGCCTGTATCATCATTTTCAGCGCCATTAATACTAAAGTATGAATCTTGCGCTAACTCTGTAATGTTATCTATTGCTGCCATATTATTATTTTACCCTGAACTTCCTATTTTATGCACGATATTTGGTCTTACTGTCTTAATAACTGGCACGCTACCGGACTGAGCATCAATTGTCTGGTACTGTCTTACCTCTGGAGCAAAGGCCCCAGCCTTAAGTTTACCGAACTCTGAGCTAAAGTTAGCTGAGCTACCACTACCGCCACGCCTACCAGAACCCTGTTTTTTAGCGCTATATTTTTGCTTATCAAGGGCACCTTTTTTGTAAGATACACCGGCTTTTGCCATACGCTCGTCTATTGCCCATAGCTTTTGGTACATGTCTGGGTCATAAGCGTCATCTTCTGGATCACCCATCTTACGCCATTCATCAATCCCAATAGTCTGATATGCGTCAATAAGATCATAGGGTATTTCGCCATCACGGTAGATCTCACCACGCTTAATGGCAATATCCATTTTCTTTATATCGCTTGGCTTTGTAGCTTTATCAGCGTTCATAAGCTCTCGTTTTAATCGCAACGCAGTTAAGTTGCTATCATACTGCTCACGCTCAAGATAAGCAGTATCATCGCCTGTTGAACTAACGCCCTTAACAAGCGCCTCTTGTAGTTTTTTAAGGTCTTTTTGGCCTAATTTTTCGCCATTGATGGCCTTGTTGTATATCTGCAATGTGTCATCTTCAAGTACACTCTTTAGGTTAGGATCAGCAAAAGCCCCTGTATCTGCCATACTTTGAAGAGAATTATCAATGTTAGCCGTTATATTAGCGCTTCGCTCTTCGCCCTTTGACTGTGATGCTGAAGACGCCCCAAACAATAATTGAGCAGCGTTAGGGTTACTTATTACGTTTCCGGCGTCATCTTTTTTGTCTGGTATGTTAGCCATATTATTAACGCCAGGTATACCGCTGAGCACCTTATCTACAAAGTTTTCAATATTTGTGCCGCTGTTAGTATCGTTTTTAGTTGGGTCAAAAGACTTAGCCAACTGGTTTAATAGTGCCCCGGCAGGAGTTACGGCACGAACAGCGCTCGCCCCTGTCTGAGCCATGAATTTACCCATATCTGTACGGCCATTAATAGCATCCATGACGTTGCTAGCTTGGTCAGTTGGTAATAACGCAGGAACGATCTTAGCTGCATCAGCAGCAGCAGCTTTAAAATCGCCATCATTGCGGCCCAAACTAGCATAAAACAGGCCAGGGATAGCCCAAGAACCTAGATAAGCTGGTAATTGATAATAAGCACCATCAATTTTTATTGAATTTTCTGTGATGCCTTCACGCTCCCATCTTGCGCGTTCTTCAGGGTCGCTTGGGTAACTCCCAGTAATAAGCCCATTTGCCCCCATAGCATAGAACAATGGTGGTATAACCATACTACCGGTGCCAGCTTGTTTAAGGCCTTCTTTCATTAAGATAGCACGCATTTGTGGGTCTTTCGTAGCGAGCGCCTTAACAAATGTTGGTGCGCCAAGCGTAAACCTTTTGACACCCTCAACAGCAGAACGGCCAATAGCCGTAGGGAACCCAATTGTCATACGAGTTATTAACTTTGCGGTTCCTTCACTTAAGCGCCCTGGGTTTCCGGCAGAGATAGTGTCAGAAATAATATTTTTAACGATAGTCTCAATTTTATTGCCCCTTGTTACCCCGGCGCCAAGCCCAGCAGCAGTACGAGCCGTACTAGCGTATACCCTAGCCATATTATCTGGGTCTTGACGAGCCATAACCGAGGCACGATCAACTAATTCACGGCCTTTATAGCCCTGTTCTTTCAATACTTGAGTGTAATGGTCAAGCGTATTACGAGTAATTTGACTATCAATAATTGAATCACCAAGCTGGTTACCAGTGGTTGACCAGTTCTTAAGATGTGATAATGGGTTCCACCCAGCGTTACTAGCACGAGCCTTAGACGCGTCAACAATGTTCTCAACGCCATCACCAAAGCCCTTAAGGGTGCCACGACCAACACCACCGCCAACACTTTGACGAGTCAGCTTACTTGATATCCAAGCAGCCGGTTTACCAAAAATACCCTCTTCAACGCCACCAACAGCAGCGTTAACAAAGTTTCTTATAAATGTTGCTGTTCCTGATAACATTGAGGCGTCAACAGCGTCCATCTGGTACATATCAGCTTCATTAGCCATCTTCTCAAGCTCACGGACCTGTTTGATGTCTTTATTGCCCTTCAGAGTCTTATCAGCTACTTTGTATTCAGTGATTTTAGCGGCCTTATCTGCTTTATCAGCAGCATCTTGAGCAGCATGATAAGCTTTAGCGTTTGCGCTAGTTGGTGACTCAGTGAAGCGGTTATATGCAGCCAAAGCCTCATCACGAGCTTGGGTGTAAGCCTCTTCAGCGGCTTCAACTTGATCAAATAATTTACTGTCAATTTTTGTTGGGTCATCAGCCAAACGATATATTTTACTCTCATAGCGGTTCATCAACTCAGTGGCGCTAGCGGTACGGCGCATAGTATAGTTACGCAAAGCACCGGTCTGGCCCCAAACAGTACCATCTTCTTTTAGTATAGCCCTTGCCTCTTCCCACTCTGGAGTTCCGCGAGGTATACGCTTGCTCTCAAACAAAGCAGCTACATTTCGTATATCGCGCCTATTAAAGCCGCCTGTTTCAAGTTGATTTTTACGCGCTGTCTGCAGCACGTCACCAGGTGACATTTGTGATGTTTCTTGTATAGCTTGTTGCATCTCGGCGGCACGACTAACCTTTTGGTAAGCCCCACCTTGAGCAGATTTTCCAAACTCACCAGTTTGTACAAAACCCTCACCAGACTGTGCTGCCGGTGATGCGGTATTGATACGATCCATAGCTGCAACAGTATCTTCTTGTGCCTTGGCAACTGCACGAGCCATTTTGCGTTGGTTGCGAGCGGCTTGTACTTGTCTCTTATTAAATTGTCGTGGATTATCAAGTATTGCTTGTGTCTCAGCCGGTAGTTTACCTGGTGAGGTAGTAACAGGAGCATTAGCTACAGCTTCAGTCTTAGCTGCCATAGGTGATGTTTGGGTTGTAGCACGAACTTGCCCTGGAGTTTCTGGTAAATTAGTAGGAACCACCGTTTGATCGGTGACTGGTATACTTTTTACCTCTTTAACCTTAATAGGAGCACCAACAGGAGCATCAGGCTGTTCACCTTTTGCTAATAATGACTGTAGTTCAGGGTCAGCAGCGTCATCAAACGCCTTCTGGATGCTTGGGTCTGCCTGGCCGGAACGTAATTGCCTCTCAGCTTCATCGCGCCAGTCTGCTTTTGTCATCCGTCTGCCCTTAGTATCACCAAAACGAACATTATTAGATGTACGATAGTAACCACCCTCACCATCGGGCACTAATTGAGTGCCGTTACCTTCGCCAACATCTTTTAAGAATGAGGCGTATTCATCAATAAGTTTATCCTGACCACCCTTAACAGCCTCTTCACTTAACTTATATGGTTCCGTTTTTCGTGGTGTTATGCCTTCAACCATTGGATCTGGTCGGGCAGAACTATTAAATGCGTCAGCGGCTTTTTTAGCCTCATCAACACGAATTTGCTGTAATTCTTCCATAGGCTTAAACTTAAAGTCACCCTCAAGCTCTTTTATAAGGGTTGGTTTTGGCTTTGGAGGTGTTTTTACTGGTATGTTTTCTGGGGCGCTTTCAGCGATATCAACAGCAATATCTTTTGGAGTAACCACCTTAATTGGCCTTGGCTTTAGTGCCTGGTTAGCGGCTTCGGCGCTAGCTGATATACCGGCATCGTCTATCTCATTAATAACATCACCGGCATTTACTGGCTTGCCTTTAAATATTTTTGGCAATAAGCGGGTATTAACACTCCTACCAAGCGCTGGCAAGCCAACATCTGGTACAAGTCCAAGTACAGAGTTTATTGCACCGGCTTTTACCGCGTCTTGAGCATTGCCACCTTCTGAAATAGTGCTACCAGCCCCACTAGCAAAGTTACCAGCACCAGCCTTAACTATATTAGGGGCAGCGACACGAGCGCCAACACGCAAGCCACCTTCTTTAATGGCCTGTTCTATAGCTGCACCCTGGCCAAGTGTGTACAGATCAAGCATAGTAACCGCAGTAGGTAAGACAATATCTTTGGCGCCAGTTTTTATGTCACCGCGTTTAGATGCCTCTTCATCATAAAGAGTACCGGCGTTAAATAAACCGCCGTCATTTTTCTGAAACATCGTAGCTGCAGCATCTTGTTGAGCGTTATAATCTGAAACACGATTAGACGCGTCATTGACGCGCTGTTTTGCTTTGGCTATTTTTACTTTATCGCCAGACTTAACAGCGTCAGAATACTCTTTAGTGGCTGCAGTTAACTCACGAGTAGCAAATTGGTTCCCTATAGTTGGTATAAGTTGGGCAATTTGAGCACCGCCTGTATTAAGCATTTTAGTGACATGCCCAACAATAGGGGTTCTACTAATAATATTCCCAGACTTTTCTTGAACAATAGCCTTCTCTTGTTCACCATCCTTGAGTTTTTTGTTACCTTCTTGACGGCGCCATTTATCTGCCTCTGTGTTTGTATCAAAAATATCACGAAAACGATTACCAAAACTCTGCTTTGGCTTTTCTATTTTTATACCATAATTAGGACGTGTAGCTTGTGAATACTCACGAACACCATCAAGATTATAGTTATTGTCACGAGCTATTTGCTCCCAACTTTTGCCCTCATTCAAGCCTCTATCAATAATTTGTTCTGGTGTATCGGGTATTTCATCAGCATAACGACCATCCGGCAATTTTAGCCTTTGTGTTGGGGCGCTAGTAACTTTTAGGGTTGGAGTTACTACAGAACCGGGCTGTGGCTTTGGTGCCGGTGCTGTGTCTTGATTTTTCATAATATCAAGCACATTATTGCGCTTACCGATCATCAAGCTTTTGTTTAAATCTTGAAAAAGATTATCGGGCCTCTGTGGTTGGGGCGCTGACTTTGGCGAGTCAACCACAACATTTTGCGTTGGCCTAGCTGTGCTAACCTTTAAGGTTGGTGAAGAGCTTTGAAAACTAGTAGTATTTTCCTCTTTTTTCTTCCTCTCTTGACGGCGTTGAACCTCACCCCTACGATTCCAGGGTGTTGCTACATCCAGAGCGCGAGTGAACCAAGAGGCCACTGTTTTAAGCTCCTGCTAATACTGGTGTTTGACTACTCTGCTTGTCACGGCGCTTATCACTCATAGTAAAGATACCAGAGCCAACTTGACCGTTATTTGGGGCAGATATCGCGTTAGGTTGTGATGGGTCTGCAAAAGCAGTAAGTTTTGGCGCCTGAACAGCTACAGGGGTTGTGTCATATGCGCTAACTTGTGTTCTGGTGTCATTAGCAATACTGGGTGTTAGCTCACCGGCTTTACTCATCCACCAGTTAGCATCAGTAGTACGACCAGCATCACCGTAATAACCAGCCATCTTGCCATATAGATCTTGAAGCTGTGTATTTGAGTCACGGCGAATTGCACGCTCATTATTAACGCGAGTATCCTCATTTTGTTTACGCTTAATGCCAAGATCGGTTAAAAATGTACTCAAAGAGCTGTCAAGAGCACCTTGATTTTCTTTTTGAGTATCAGCACCGGCGCGAATATCATTTGCTGTAATACCGCCAACTACATCACGAACCTGATCATCCGCTGAACCGCCAGCAGCGCCAGTACCACGAAGAAGTGCAAAAAGGCCACCAATACCTTTAATACCAGCTCGTATTGAATCCATGAAATTAGCGTCATAATTTTGCTGATTAGTCACAGTAGACCCATCGTAAGTCTTGCGCTGAGCCTCTTCTTGAGAATTAAAGCCAGCATTAGCGTTTGTAAAACGAGTGCCTTCTGCCTCAAGAGCAGCCGCCAATAGGCCAGGTATCTGGTCTATTGTTGCCTGTGTATTGTTAACTGCGCCCTGGTTAAGAACTGGTGCCGGTGCAGCAGTATTACTTGTTGGGGCTGTTGTTGCTGGAGGGTTTACAGGATCAGCGATCTGTGCATACCCTAGTTGTTCTGGTGTTTTGTAAGGAGCTATCCACTTCGTTACTTGGCCACCAGCGATTTCATCACCCTTCATGTAGGTGTTGCCATCTTGGCCAATCCAATATACGCCTGCCATAATTATTGTTCCTTTATCAAATGTTTAGTGTTCATGCTTTTATTTTACTACAGAGAATAGAAAAAAGCATGGACTAATTAGAGTGTGTGTGTTAATAGTCTGTCTCTATATATAAGCGGTTAATGCCCATTTGAATAGCGGTAACTGTTGTTAGCGCCGCATTACCAGCAAGAACGTTTGGCCCCATGTTAGTATTGACGGCTGGGGCATTTGTAGAAGTTGAGCCGCTAGCCTCTGTGCCAGCAACAGTATCAATGATACGCCAGTTAACCGTAGTGCTGTTTGGAGCGGCCCACATGAATAAGTCGTAGCCTCTATTTGAAACTACTGTGAAGCCGGTACTAGTCTTAGTGGCAGTAGTACCGCGCATTAAGAAACTAATCAAGCCGTTGTCTGCAGCATCTATACAAAAGCCCACCGTGTTGTTGTTAGATGATGGATCGGCTGACACTGTAGCACCAGCGGCGTTAGCCGTAAGGCCAACAAACATACGGCCCCCATTGGTCCATACATCAAATCCCATACGACAGAAGAAGAAAAACCCACCTTGACCAGCAGTATTGCCCAAAAAGAACGTTGGGTTAGCTGAGTGTCGTATGCCAAGTATCTGGTTCGTAGTAGTGACCACGTTTGCGTATCGGCCACGAGGCTGAACTGTATATAAGTTTGTGGTAGCCGGTGCGCCAACACTAAAAGTACCGGCTGAAGTCACCGTACTAACAGTACCCTGCCATGCACCAGCGGTTGCAGATGATGGTTCCCATAATACCCAGTTATTTTGCCATAAAGCTACTTGCAATGGCGAATCAAGCCCAGACGGACCCTTCATTTTTGGTATCATCTTACCGGCTATTTTTTTAGCATATAGGTGCAAGTTATCTGCGGCTGGAGCTGACGGCTCGGTAGTTATTCCCTTAATAGTTATGCCTGTATCAGTACCACCAAGCGTAAGGTCATTAGTTGTTGGGTTCCACGTAAAATCAGCGTCACCGGCAAATGACCCGGTATCATTAAATTGAATCTGTGTTGTTGATCCGCCAGGCGATCCACTACCGCCAGGAGGTGCAGCAAAAGTGCCATCAGCACGTAAAAAGTTTGATGTACCACCACCAGATGCAGGAACTAAACCCTTTGCCCCCGATGTAAAAGTATCTAAAAGGGCTGTTTGGGCCGCCACATCGGCAGCAGTAAGCATATTGCGGCCAGCGGTGGTTGCATCACTAATCTGGCTGGCTGTTACCGAAGAGGCTGTAGCTAAAGACCCTAACCCCATTTGCGTGCGAGCTTGTGAAGGCGTCCTACTGGCCCAAGCACTTGCTGTAGCAACCATAAAATTATCAGTAGTAGGGGTTAGCCCAGCAATGGTTGTCAAATCAGCGTCAAGTGGCTGTTTATTATCAAGTGCCGTTTGTGTCGCTGAAGATATTGGTTTACTGGCATCAGATGTGTTATCAACATTTGATAGGCCAACATCTGCTTTAGTAAGAGATAAGGCCGTTTTTAACTGTGCATAGGTTTTTTTAATCCAGCCAGCGCCATCACTAGCTATAGTGCCAGAAGTAGCGCTATCAAGCCCGGCGATAGCAGTAAGGTCAGAGTCAAGCGGCTGTTTTGAGGCAATAGTGGCAACATCGGCCTCTATCGTATCAAGGTCAACCGCCTGAGTGACTGTTATAAAATCGGTCTTTGTCTTTATGCCGGGCACATTATTCGCGTTAGTTTCAATAGTATCAAGGTCAACGGCTTGAGTAACAGTGATAAAGTCTGTTTTCGTTTTGATACCAGGAACATTATTAGCATTTGTCTCAATTGCATCAAGATCAACAGGTTGCGTCACTGTTATGTTGCTTAATTTTGTCTTTTCGGCGGCAGTTGCAAATTTATTGGTTGTTCCAACAGTTATGTCATCAGTATCATCAACCGACTTCATAAATGCACCAGCGGCAGCTACATTTGTTGCGTCCGTCACGTCTGCAGCGGACTCAATGCCAGCTAATTTCGTTTTTTCAGTAGCAGAATACTGTTTATAAGTAGTTCCATCGCCAATATCATCTTGATCAAGCACAACTGCGCCAGTTTGGCCGTTAACTGAGTCAACAGCACCACCGGCTGAAGTGCCAGTGAAGTCAAGATTTCCAGTAAAGGGGTTAAACCTAATCACCGCTCTTATATCCTATCGTGGTAACGCCATTATGCTCTACTGTCACGACACGATATTTGCCATTTGGTTCTTCTTTTTCAACGTCAAACCATGAACCATCAACAAGTTTCTGTAAGTAAACAGTTGGCTCTGGGTCTGGCAATTGAACTTCAGGCGCGCGTACTTCTTGTACTTCTTGCACCACAATATCTTCGGTGACTGGTTCAAAATCACTTTGTTCGTTATTTTTATTGAAAAATTTTTTAAAAAATCCCATATTAAACCCTTGATATGTTAGATACCGCTGTTTTTGTTGAGTCGGTATAGTTAATAGTTAAAACTTCTTGTATAGAGCCGCCAGATCCGCCAAGCTTAGTGGTGTAAACCTCTTGTGTTGATGTTGGATAAGCGGCTGAAATATAATCATACCTAAGTGTAAAAATACCGGTTGACCCTATAACTGGTATCGGGTTGGTTGTGGTATTTGTGACTGTTACATCGCTACTCGGTGCAACCGCGTTATCAACAACTACGACTGGAGCAACAGAATCGTCATCAAATTTATAGAATCTTCGTGGGGATAGATTATCTTGATCAGCAGGAACGTTAGCCATAAGAAAATTATAGCACCAGAAGCGCCAATAAGTATATTGCGAAAAAAATCAACCCCAGTTTTTGGCCGGGGTTGTTTTACAGAAGACAATTTGGTTGTTACACCAAGCTTATTTTACCTTATTTTTCTCAAACTCTGCAATCCATTTATTGACAGATGCGACGTTCCATTCTTCGTTATCGTTTTCTGGTAAACATAAGAAGACAAACTTATGGTATGGCCGCTTTGGTGTTTTCGGTACGCTTACAACATGCTCAAGTATTTTACCTGTATCAATTAAATACTGAGTAGTCATCAAATATTCGTGTAATTTATAGCCAGAATTTGTAACCGGCTCTTTCATATATGAATTTAAACGACCAACCGTAATATTTGATTTATTCCTGGTGTACTGTTCAAGAACGCGCATAATCTTTGAAGCAAGCTCTGGATCGTACCAATATTCCCATGTTTTTAGTGGTTTTACACGGTCTTTTTTTTCATCAACCTCAATTTCACCTCTATCAATTGCATCCCATATAGCAATATTCATATCAAGTGGCACCATATCCATAGCTGCGACCAGCTCAGACAGCTTATTTGTTTCTAGGGTTTTTAGTAAGTACAATACGTTCATTATTTTGCGCTCCTTTTGCTCGTTATGTATATGCTAATATTACCATATGAGCGTAAATACACTAGTAAAAGATGGGCTACTCACTGACATAGGGGTAGAAACAAAAATATTAACGGTAGATGCAAAAGTTGGCGAGGTTCACTATAACCCCGGCTTAGCACGAGATCCAAGCGGTAAAATATATATCGCTATCCGGTCCTGTATTACCAACCAAAAAGAATATAACGGCGTAAGACACCCACTTGGCTACGAAAATTTTTTGCATGTCGGCATACTTGACGAAAGCACGCTAGAAATCAAGGACCTAAAGCTGGTAGAAGGTGAATATGATTATGTCGGGTTCCAATGGGGCATTGAAGATGTGCGCCTATTTTGGCGTGAAGATGGCTTACACGGCATTGGCGTTATTATCCCAATAGAAGGCGAAAACTATAAATTGCGCCAAGCAGAAATTTTAATAAATCATAAAAAAGGCACCTTCAAATTATTGCGTGATCTTGGCCGTCCATTCGGACACGCTGAAAAAAATTGGTCACCATCAGAACATGCTAATAATTATTTTGATTTTATATACTCTTCAACGCAAATAATGAAAAATGGCCAGGTCATTGGCGAACCAAACGATTTATTCATCCATAACGGTACGCCACTTATTGAGTATGAAGATGGTTACATATCAATTGGTCATTCTGTATTGGCTATTCATGGCGAACGAACTTATGGTCAAATAGCAATGAAGTGGAGTGCATCGGGGCAACTTCTTGAGCACAGCCAGTTCTTCCATTTTAATACCGGCTGGCGCGAACAACTAAAAGAAACAATTGAATTTGCCTCTGGCCTGTTGTGGTCTAGCGGTAAAGAGGGTCGTGAATTGTTAGTTGGGTATGGCGTAAAAGACGAGCTTGTAGGGATATGTAAGCTGCCGGTCAGCAAGCTTCGCTGGGAACCATACGCAGATACAACCTGGTACGCATGGCGCTGGGATGGTAAGCCTAACCGCGTGGAATTAATGTATTAACCCACACTTGATCTGGCATACCGCCATATTGTTCAGTCTCATCAGCGAGCGTAAAGCCAAGCACCGATAAATAAGCCTTAACTTTTATGTTACTGTCGGTCCATTTCTCAGTCTCAACGTGCATAACTTTTATCTGTCTAAGCTTATCACCAATGCCCTCAATAACTTCCATTGACCAACCTTCGCAGTCAATTTTCATAATGTCTATAATTTCATCACCAATAAGACTGTCTAGGCGCTCAGTTTTAACCATGATCTGGTGGCTTTCTAAGTCGTTTTCTTTCCAGTCAAGACGTAACGAGCTTGAGCCAACAGCCCCTTCATCACCGTGATATACAACAAAAGGCGCCTCACCAGAAGTGTTGCTAGCAGCAATTTCAAGCACATCCATTTCTGGGTATTCGGACCGGATAATATCTGCTTGCATAGGGTTTGGCTCAAAGGCAACGATCCGCGCATTAGTCCAGAACCAAACATCTTCACCGTCATAAATACGGCGCGCTAATTCAACACCGTCACGCCCATCACGTGAGCCAACTTCCCAGACTACTGGTTTTTTAGTCATGCCAAAATAGTGATGATAATTCTGTATGACCGGGTTAAGCCAAGTGTTCAGTGGATAGTTGCTCATTGTTATTACCTTTCGCTAGCCTTAGTATTTCTTTCATTGTATCAAGGTCTGGCAACGGTAAGTGCACATAGGTTGCATTAATCTCGTCATGTTCTGCCCGGCAAATCTGCCTTTTGTTTTCTGGTAAATTAGCAAAGCGCCGCGCGATCCTACCAAGCCCACGAGCACGCCCATAGATATGGTCAAGATCAGAAAAACAGCCATCAGCCGTATCAAAATATTTACATTCTGGGTTTGTTTTTGGACATTCTTTGCGAGCCATTTTTATATCTCAACCATGACCTCTTTTGATTCTGCGTGACCGCCATTATTGCCGCCATATTTTGGAGTTTGATAAGCCTCTTCCGTAGTCAACCGGAGCAGCCCACCAAGACAGTCATCACGAACAAAAAAGGCATTGACCCCCATTGACTCAACATGCACTAGTGAATACCCCTTTTCCCTGCCTAGTTTTTCAAGCGCCAATAACGATGCCCCAAAATAGTTGGTTCCATCCCATGTTCGGTGTGGTTCATACCTAACAACACGTGACAAGTTGGGAGTTATTGAAGCATTGTGCTCAATGACTAAAATTCTTGGCCTGTAATTAAGCGCACGCCACACATAATAGTCATTAAAATCAATGTCAATTGATAGCAAATCAAACTCTTCTGGCACCCCTAATTCAGCAAAAACTTCGTTACAATTTTCTGCTGTCATCCATGCTTGGTGAATATCAGGGCTTAACTTCTCGCCATTAATTTGATACACGGTCCAGTTCAATTTTTTAAGCAGTAGCGTGTTGTCGGTTTCAGCATCAAGCGCCCCAAACTCAACAGCCACCCTGTTTGTTTCACCGATCTCTTTTAATATTGCTTGGATAACACCGTCTTCGCCCTGTTGTGATAGCACTTTGTTTTCAGCTTTTCGTAAATTAATCATATCTAAAATATAGCACAACCAAAAAACCTCCTGGGGGTCTAGTGCCAGGAGGTGCAAATATTGGTTGCTAAAACGTATTTACTTTGCTTTTAAAAACGAACGTCTGTCGCGCAGGAGCGCGTCAGTGGTAGCTTGAAGCTTAGCGCCGCAGCCCAAAAAGCCCACGCCGTTTAGGCTGTTCTTCGTCCAACTGAGCAGAGGCCTCTTCGTCCTCAGTTGATTCGCTCTCTTCAACCTCAACACGTTCTTCATAAGTGCTAGATTCTTTAACATTTTCAGGCGAGTAGTAAGTGTTCCCATCAGTCAATGGGTCAACCCCTTCGTGCCTTGGAGCTTTTGGCAAGATCTTGCCGCCATCTTGAGTATCCATAAAGACAATTCCTTTCATCGTTAGTTACCATCAAATTATAACACCCACCACCCACAAACCTTAACGCTCTTTTCACGTGAAAGAAATTGCCGTCATGGCGTATTTGACAATAAGGGAAATTATTATATACAAGGGAAACGCAAAATTTTATAAAAAATTGGGGAGGTGATGTATACGCGTCATTCGGGATGCAATTGAACACCCCCCCTGCCTGTATGTGTGGTAGGATGCACAACGCCAGCCGTTTGAGTGCCTGACCGCGCAGCAACATGTATATGATTTGACAAACTATACATTATATTATGCGTGGCCTCACAATGTCGCAAAAGGTATCTTGTGCGACACGAACAAACTACGAACAAACAGGGGTCGTTGATTTTGTCGTGTCGTATAGTTTTTTTATGGCCGTATGTTTTTTGACATATTCATATATATGTTGTTTGACTGGGTTACACGGTTACACGGTCACGGCTCATATTGAAAATAAAATACATCCAGCACCTTTATATTTTTTTATTTGGTTCAAGTGGGTCATGCTGTAACCGGTCAATAAGGTGTTATCCGTCTTTTTTGTTGGCTCAAATCTACCTCTGTTTTTCTATCATCCTTTTTTATATTACACCAGAGTTACACCAACAAAGCAAATTTTGACAAGTAGCTGTAACCGTATATAATATGTTTTTCTTATATCACCTCTGTTATTTCGTGTATTATTTACAACGCCACCTCTGTTAAGACAATACTTTATTATATTTTCTATTGACATAATATTGAACATAGCGTATTATGAGAGGGTCAAGCAAGGAACGCTGACAAGCCACCAATAGCCGTGAAGGTCACGGCCAAAGTTGTGCCGGGCACTAAGGTCGGATATGCGGGCGGCTCAAATAAAGGTAGTGACGTTGTAACTGGATATATCACAATTGATAGCCGTTTTGTGGAGTATTGCGAAGATGGCCATTTAGATGAATTGGTCAACACGGTCAAACATGAATTGGCCCATCTAATCGCTGAAACGTTTAACAAGAAGAAGAAGACCGGCGTTTGGCACGGTCAAGCTTGGAAGGATATATTTACAAGCCTTGGCGGTGATGGCACGCGATACTATACCGGCAAATTTGTTAAGCCTGAAAACAAGGGTAAAACATTTAAGACAAAAGCCGAATTATACCAAGTTACACCAACCGAACCGGCTAGCAATTGGGAGCGTGGCACATATCGCCAATGGCTTGAGCGTGGTTATCACGTTATCAAAGGCCAAAAAGGTCAATTGCAAGTCTGGGAATTTTCAGCACAAGAATATGAAACCGATGAAGACGGTAAAACGTCAACTTGGGGCCGGGCATCTGCTGTTTACTTTACTCCGGACCAAGTAGAACCAAATCAACCAGCAAAGGAGTCAAAATAATGAAAACCCCATGTTGCGATAACCCACGTTTGGTAATGGATGAATCATTTAGCTACGAGGTGCCACTTGATGACGATGGCACAGCGATGGTAAACACTAGTGACTATGCAACCGAAGGTTACGAAAACTTGCGATGCGTGAACTGTGATAAATCGTTTGGTGAAGATGATTATAGATTATGTGACCATTGCGGCAACATAATGTTTGAAGGATATTTACACGAAGGGAGCACGTACTGTACAGAAAAATGTTTGAGCTTTTATTGTTCACCTGAAGAATGGGCAGCCATTGACCACGAGAACAGTGACGAATCATACTGGACCGCTTGGACCGAATTGAAGGAGGCGCAAAATGTTTAAAACTATTGCAACATCGTCAAGCTATCAATTGCTTTTAAAAGATAATTGTTATGGCCTGGATGATGAAGATATAACCACCATGCTAGAGGCCCTGAAATTTGCACATGAACAGCTAGACATTGACAACCTAGATGCAAGTTATAGGCTAGGCCAAATCATTGAGGCGCTAGAGAAAACCACAGATAATGCTTGCGACTACGACCCAACAAATGGCGTGGATGCTTGCGACAAAATACACCAGCATTAATATCGTGACCGATGGTTGTGAAGTCCTAAAACTAGACAACCCACCAAATAACAAAGGGGGTAACTCATGGAATATGAGCTAACACCAATAAAACCATTAATAACCCGAAAGGGTGGGAAGGACATGAAAATGTCAAAAACTAATAACAACACAACGGCGCCGGAAGTTGTCAAGGCCTCAAAGAAATATGCCAAGACGCGCGGCGAGCACTTTAAGGACATTGTAATTGCGGTGCTAATCACTTCAATTATTGCCTTTGTTGGCGGCATGGTATTTGCTAATAAGCAAAACACCGAAGTCAAAAATGCTGTTAATGCAGCACAGAGCGTTGTTACTCCGAAGGCTGAAGCTGCTAGCGCAGCCCCAGCGTCAAAATAGAGGCGGTGGCGCTGAAGACTGACCCAGCGCCAGTAAAGCCGCCAGAAACACCGGTTACACCTTGCGAATTGATGCAAGCCGAAGTTGCTAAATATAGCGACTGGGATGCAAATATTATTCAGGCAATCGCTCAAGCCGAAAATAGAAGTTGTGACCCATTGAGACACAACGAAACGGCTAGCGAAACCCACCGAAGAGCTGACGGCACAATAATTTGTGTTGGTAGTTACGGCGCCTTGCAAGTTGGATGTTTACACTACCAACCAGGCGAAGACCGCAACGACCTTGCAACAAATATCAGAGTTGCACACAGAGTTTGGCAGTCATCAGGCTACACGGCCTGGACCATGTACAAAAACGAAACTTACAGGGGGTTTTTAAAATGACACCATATAAACCAGCAAAAGGCATAGCACGCAAGCCGATGCGCTTACAATTACGCAAACGCAAAGTAATTAAGTTACGATATAAGGCGATGGCATGAAATGGTTGAGCCGGTTATTTACCGGCATAGCCATACTTGGATGGCTTGTTATGCTGATAATAATAATTGATGCGATGATATATAATTGCAAACTAATCACAGGGGCATTATTCAAATGAACTTATACCATTATCAAGAGGAGTACCTAAAAAGCCTACCAGCTAGCTGTATTATGGCTGCTGACCTTGGCACAGGCAAAACACTTATGAGCCTTGCACACTGGCAACGCCAGAACACTGGGCGGCCATTGTTAATAGTTGCCCCGGCGTCAAAAATTAGAACTGGTGACTGGGTACAGGAGGCATCCCGGTGGTTTGGGATGGATAACCCAGACATCACCTGTATTAGTTATGAGTCATTGCGACTTATGGACAAAGAGACTAGAAGACCGCGATGGTGGAAGTTTACCGGTGCCCGGAACGGTGGCTTGGTTTACGATGTGATAGCTGACGAGTGCCACGCGTTGAAAAACCCACAAAGCAAGCAGAGCAAAGCCATTTATGAAATAACCCGATCTGGCGGCCTCTTTATTGGTTTATCTGGTACACCGATGCCGAACGGATGGATAGATTTTGCCGGTTACTCAAAATTATTTGGATATGTGAACGGTATCACAGAATTTAAAAAGAATTATTGTGTATACCAAGATTACAAAGGTTTCCCGGAATTAGTTAAATATATCAACGTTGATAAGCTGCAAACACAGCTTGACGCTGTTGCTTATAGGTTGTCACGCGAGCAAGCAGCAGAATTACCAGACAGACGAATGTTAGGAATAAATATTACGCTTAATTCAAAGACTGGCAAGCTATACAGAGAGCTTAAAATCACGCGGAAGGACCCAAGAACTGAAGAATTACTTGATAGTGCACCGCGCCTATTATCTGTTTTGCGCCAGAGCACCACAGATGCCCGGCTTGATAGTTTATTGTCAATAGTTGGCGATACATCAGACAATATTGTGATATTTTACAATTATATTAGTGAGCGCAAGGCGATCTTAAAAGCACTTGCAAAAACTGATAAGAAAATATTGCGCTACGATGGCGAGCAACACGATAAATTGCCAGCGAGTAATGCTGATATATCAAATACGGTATTAGTGGCGCATTACAAGAGCGCGTCCACCGGCTTAAACCTACAGTGGGCCAACGTTACGATATATTTCAGCCCAACATATAGTTACCAAGAATTTGAGCAAAGTATTGGCCGGACGCATCGCAATGGTCAAACGAAAAAATGTTTGTATTATCTGTTCAATGTGAAGAGTACGGTTGATCGGAATATTTGGGATTGCTTACGCGATAAGCGAGATTTTAACGAAAAGCTGTGGTCAGCAGAAAGTGAGTAACATAATTACAACAATAAACTATTGACAAAATAAAACATTATTGATACCATAATAAAGTATAAGCAACAAGGAACGCGCTTAGCAGGAAGGGGGCGAGGGTGAAAATTAAGGTTAAATACATCCCATCAATTCACAAGATTAAAGTCAGGGTGAAGTGATGGAAGAGGCACTTTTACAAGTAGGGTTACCAGTGAAGTGCCGAGTCTGCGACAACCGGGGTTTTGTTAAACCCTGCACAGATTACGGCGGATGGTATAAGTCAAAAATGTTTAGGATGCGGCCAAAAAAACGATGGTTTTGCCCAGAGCACTATCAGCTAGGACGCGATCACGACAATAGATTTTATGAAAACTACCGAACACCGGACCCATACAATGAAAAAGACACACCAAGCATTGAAGAAGAATTATATAAACTGCTAGATTAAGGAGACAATTTTATGACAGCAAACCAGTCAAACGCATTAGTTAAAAACCCAAATACTAAGAAGGCGCTACAAATTTTAGAGCGTTATGCTAGGGCCGAGGCTACTCTTAAGGCGCTTGAAAAAGAGCAAAAGGAGGCCAACGCGCTAATACTAGAGGCAATGGATATCCAAGGTATTCAAAGAATTGAAATTGATATGCCGGGCCTAACAGGCTATATCACCCTTGCCGAGCGTACAAGCTACAAGGCAGACGATATCATGGAAGTTGAGGCAAAATATCTTAAGTCTGTTTTAGACACAGATAAAGTAAAGGCTGAGGCTGTATTGACCGGGAAATTACCAGAAGGTATTAGTGAGTCAAAAACGCAATATATCACTAAGAAACTTAAGGCGGTTTAAAAATGCTTACGCTACAACAGCTTAAAGATATGGAGCCATACACAATATTTGCAACCGGTGTAACTACCGATGGTTATGATGCGGTGAATATGTATGGCAAGGGCCAAGAGCTTAAATGGGTTGCGACACGTGGCGGCATCCATGACTAGGCTATTTATATTGCACCAGTTGACTGGACTGACGAAATGATCAAATCTAACGGCGATAAAGTTCATAACCGCACGAGTGTTAAAAAACTTGTGCCATGTAATGATGAAGCTTTAGCGATGTATAGAGACTAATATGTTTATAGATGTATTATTTGGTTTCTTTTGGAACCGACTAAAAGACTTGTTCAAGCCAGAGTGCCCAAGATGGGCTATGGGGTACAAGTGTAAAGAAAGCCAGCCGGGCGGTTGCCCTGACTGCGGAAGGGGGGCTAGCAATGCGAGCCAGCGAAAAATTTAGTATAGTTGCATTTATAATTGCAGCAGTTTTCACGGTATTATCAATTAATATATTAATTTGGAGGATGACATCTATGACAGATGCAAAATACACATTAGTAAATTACACTGGGGTTGGTTCTGGTGTATATAAGCATGGAACAATTGTTAAAGTTGTTGATGGTCAACCAGTAGTAGTTGGGCACTTTGATGACGATAGTGGAGCAGAATATCCAGGTACACTTGAAATTAAAGAGGCTAAATAATGGATAGTTTCTCAATTTTTGTACTGTGCCTGTTTGGCATATGGACGCTGAACGCTATGCACATACGATGGACACGCCGCCGGATTATTCGCGATCTAACGGATGAGGGCAAAAGCGCCGAAGACATATCAAAAATAATGGAATCATACAAGGACTAAAAAATATGAAAATAACCTATAAATTAATTGTTGCCGAAGATATTAATACATTTGAGCAGCTTGTTGATGATTATCTTGAGCAAGGATACCGCTTTATTGCCGGTAACCAAGTGATGATAAATAAGCGCGGATATTTTTGGCAAGACAGGTTACAATATTCTGTATCAATGATATTGGAGGGGGAGCAAACAAATGGCTAGATTAATATTCGTGCTTGGCAACCCAGGAACAGGCAAGTCAACAAGCTTACGAAACCTGAAAAACACTGAGGTAGCATACATAACCGTTACTGGCAAAGAGTTACCTTTTCGTTCTGATATAAAGTCAAACCCTGTTCGTACTATGGACGAGGTGCAAAAGATGATCACGGCATCAAAAAAGCCAATAGTTGTTATTGATGACGTAAACTATCTATTCACAAAAGAAGTTTTTGGCGCGTCAGATAAAACAGATAAGTGGGATGTTTACGACAAAATTAGCAAAGATTTTTATAAAATTGTGCAAACGATTTTGAACAAAGACACCAACCAAAATTTTTACCTTTTTGGCCATCTGGAAGACCCAGATTCAACAATGAAGGCGCTTAAGACGCTAGGGCAAGCAACACGCAAGAATAACAACCCAGAGGGATGGACTAATATTGTGTTTGAGTCAGCGGTTGATCTTGATGAGTTTGTGTTCAAGGTGAAGACTGATGGTAGTGGCGTAAAATCACCTATGGACATGTTTGATTCAACTACGGTTCCGAACGATCTAAAGGTCGTGAACGATAAAATAAATGCTTACTATAAAGGGGGTAAATAATGGGTAAAACCACACCTGGCTACCGAGTAGCCTACAATATTAATCCATCGCTTTTAGCGAATAATGAGGTTGATGAAAACGACAACCCAACTGGGGGTGACGTTTACCTACAGGTAACTAAAAGCGGTGATACTGAATATCCAGCACTAGTGATCAATTGGCAAGATGGACCGCGTGGTAATGGTACTAACCCTGATGGCTCAGTAACGCTTGCTGATCCGAACGGTGCATTTGTTGAAGATGTGCTTTGGGCTGCGCTGCAGCGTCTTGAGTTCTTTAATGAAAGCAAGTATCGTGACCGCGCAAATTCACTTGCGATTACACACATTGAGCAAGCACTTCAAGCATTAAAAGATCGTCAGCTTGAGCGATCATATAGAAACGTAGAAGGGAAACACGAGGTATAATTATGGGGATGTTTGACGATGTATTAGATAAAGTTGGTGAGCCATTTTCAGGCGGAAAGGGGTTTGAATACGGAACCCATGAAGTAGTAATTGGAACCGTTAGCCCAACAGAAAAAAAGACCAAGGCTGATCCAAAGGTTGCAGTCATTGAAGTAGTTGTATTTGACGAAAATGACAATGACAAGACTGCAACATGCACACTATATTTTCACACTGAAGGAGGCGCTAAAATGTCTGTCGCAAAGGTGTTAGGTATTATGGTGCATAATGTTGGCGAAGAGAAAAAAGAGGCTGTGCGTGAGCTTGGCAAAAAACTGTTTGCTAGCGTTGATGACCCCACTAAGGCACGT